GGGCAGCCTCCAATGATATGCCAGCCTTTTGCGCTTCTTTTTGAATCATATTAATTGAAGTGGCAGTTACTGGAGCGTTCTTTTTATTTCGTAAAGCAATATAATCCTTTGCAGTTTGCTTTGGAATTTTATAATTAATAGACAATAGTTTTAACGGTGTAGAGTCTTTCTTGTTTATTGTTTCTTGTTTACTGTTTCTTGTTTGGTTCAACGTTTGTTCAGCGCCCGTTGAACGGGCGTTCCTTCGAGCTACTCCTGAAGCTATTCCTGCAAGGCTACTTTGGTTCTGTTTGCTTTTATAAATAGAGATTTCTTTGTCGCATCTCTTGTTAAGCCATCGCCCATCTTCTTCAATAAAGAACTCGTTAAGAACGTATTGGATTTCAGTAGCGTTATCATTCATGCGAATAGATTTAGCAATAGTTGCAACTGTTCCCTCTATTGGACTTTCATTTAAGTAGTAAAGGTTTATCAGTCTGAAATATGCCAAATCTTCCATGTGAGTTAGATGGCAAGTGTGTGCCAAGTAATCACCTATGTTCAAAGGGTAGTAATTCATGGGGGAGCATCTCCGTTTATTGAACTTTATTAGTCGGCTTTAAGCGCCGCAGGATAGTCTCCTGCAATTCTATCTCTACCATCCTTTCTTCAAGCATATCTCTTAACTTGTATGCTTGTAGCTCCGGCACAAATTCACCCCATTGCCCAACTGCTTGTGGCGAGACATTTAATAATTTAGCTAAATCAACGTTTTGTGGACCGAAGTAGCGTAAAGCATCTGCTTTTGAAAATATTACGCGATTAGACATATAACCTCCTTTGTAAAAATAACATACTATCACAAAACTAAGTTTAAGTTTAATCTATTTATTTTCAAATAAACCTTTATTTGTCTGAACAAATGATTTACAATTGAATTGTACTATAAATTAAAGGAAAAAATGATGGTAAACCTTGAGGAAGTATTAGCAGAAATCGATTACAACTTTGGCGACAAAACGCTCCAAGATACTGACCAAGAGTATCATCAAAAAGCTGCCGAGGAAGAACAGCGTTGGGATGCAGAAAAAGATGCTTTTTATGCTAAATTATTGGGGGGTAAAAATGGATTATAAAATTCACATATTAAGATTAAAGTCAGCTATTGAAAGTAAACAGAAGACTATTTCAGAAGAAAAGTGGCGAGAGACTAAACTTGCCGGAAAGGAGTTGAACTGGCAATCAGCTTATGTATCCTCACTGTATGCGGAGATCGAATCACTGCAGGTTGGAGTCGTGCTAATGGAGCTGCAAGAGGAGAGAAGCATGGCTTATGCAGACAAAGAATATTATTGGAAAAAGTTTGAAGAGTTGTTGCCTGACTTACTTAATGACTTTAGCTTTGAAGGAATTGTCGAAGCGGTTGAGATAGAGGTAGAGTGCCGCCGAGAAAAGGAAGTTGAATTAAATGAGTTAGCTGAAGGCAGAAAGCCTGAAGATTATGGAGTTCCCCGAGGTTCTTAATAGGAGATAATTATGAAAGAATTAATTGCTATACAAAATGAATTAAAAGCACCTAAAGGGCAGTTTAATAGTTTTGGTAAATACAGCTATCGAAGCTGCGAGGATATTTTAGAAGCCGTTAAGCCTTTATTGGCTCAATACAATGCAATTATATGCATCTCTGATGAAGTAAAAGGTATTGGAGATCATATATACATAGAATCAACGGTTGAATTTAAGGTTGGCGATAAATCTATTCGAGTACACGCCCAAGCAGGAATTAATCCAAATAGAAAAGGAATGGATGTGGCTCAGTCCTATGGCTCATCCTCGTCGTATGCTCGTAAATATGCTCTAGCTGGCTTATTGCTGCTGGATGATACTAAAGATGCTGATACCAAAGACAATTCTCAAGAGAATAAACCATCTTCTAAAAAAGAACTTGAGGACGCCAAAGAAGGTTTAAAGGCGGCGTTTAAAGACGGCGAGTTAAATAAGGCATACTTTGGTTTATCGAAAATACAACAAACAGAGTTAAGGGATTTTGCTAATGAACTCAAAAGCTCATCTTAAAGATAACCGCAGACATAGCATAATCACAGCTAGTGCAGCGTGGTCAGCTATATATGACCGCAAGAAGCTGTGGCGCGAAAAGACTCTGCGTGAAAAGCCATTCGAGGGCAATGAAATGACTCAATGGGGCAATGACCACGAGGAAGATGCTCTGCTGGCATTCCAAGCCCACATGGGAGAAATATGTGAGAATGGCAATAAGTTAATAGTGCATCCAGACTTGCCGTTAGGTGCATCAGCAGATGGATTCTTGGCTGGACTACCTATTGAAATCAAATGTCCATTTACACAGAGAATCTATCCATCCATTCCTGATAGGTACTGGGTTCAAATGCAGATTCAGATGCTGTGCAGCGCCGCAGCAGCAGCCCACTTTGTTGTATGGACACCAAATGATCTTCACACAGAGATTGTGCCTTTTGATCAAAAATTTATTGACTGGTTCATCCCAAAGGCAGAAGATTTTTTGCAGTACGTGTCAACGGATACCGAGCCACCACGGTATAAACGAAAGCCCGAATTTAATTTTAACAAAGGAGAAAAGTAATGAGCAAACTAGGATTTTCCATGAGAATAGACGTATCAAAGATCGATAAATCTAAGCTATTTAAAGGGGCTAAAGGAACTTACCTTGATGTCACCTCTTTTATAGACACGGATGAGAAAGACCAATACGGCAACAATGGCATGGCAACTCAATCCGTTTCGGAAGAGGAAAGGAAAGAAGGAGTTAGAGGAGCGATACTGGGCAATACTAAGGTGTTTTATAAGGATGAAAATAATTCCTCAAGAGGACACTCTCAACCAGATACCGGATTTGATGAAACAGACATCCCGTTTTAACCCCCACAGCAGAGGGAAGTGCATTTTATCGCATAGCCTGATTCCCTCATTTTAACTTTTGGAGAAAAGATTATGTCAAATATTAAAACTTTAGTACGTGGCGCTTACGATATTCAAAAACTTAGAATTATGATGGGCAACAGAATTGTTGGTAATTTCAAAGCAAAATTAGGGCAGAAGCCTAGCGAGAAAGAGCAAGAACTTGACCTTGAGGGCAAAAAGATACTTGCTGCACTTCGGTTGTCATATAAAAAAATTACCGACGGGGTAAAGACCTTTCCTTCTCAAAAGAAGTTCAAGGGCGATGAGGTTATCTCAGAGTATACCGAGTTAGTGTTAGTGGATAGATATATAGCTTTAGAAAGAGACGAAGCCAAGCACTTTAGTTTACTGACTAAAGTCCTAGAAGACTATCCTGTTTACTCTGCCTTTCTTAAAGGCGTTAAAGGGTGTGGAGCAGCGATGTCAGGCGTAATTCTTAGTGAGATTGATATTGGTCGAGCGAAATACTCATCTTCTTTATGGGCGTATGCTGGATTAGATGTTGCGCCAGACGGACAAGGAAGATCACGGCACAAACAGCATTTAGTTGAGTCAGAATATACTGATAGAGAAGGAGAGGTAAAGAAGAAGGTGGGAATAACTTTTAACCCTTTTTTAAAAACCAAGCTAGTCGGTGTTTTAGGTTCATCTTTTCTTAGGGCAGGGGAGAATAAATATTCTATAATTTATTATGAGTATAAAAATCGTATTGAAAATCACCCGAAGCATATAGAAAAATCAAAAGGTCACAGGCATAGCATGGCTATAAGGTACATGATTAAGAGGTTTTTGGTAGACCTATATATAGCTTGGAGAACAATAGAAAAACTACCAGTTGCCCTTGAGTATAGTGAGGCTAAACTAGGTCATGTCCATGCCGCATAAAATCAGGAAAAGTAAGAAACCCATATGACTCAAGTGAATCACTATATACAAGAAAACCATCATTGTAGAGTGAACCATGTTAGGTAAGAAGCCCAAAGGGAAGAAGTGAATCATGTATTTCTAGAAACCCATACGAAGGAAGTGAATCATAAAAACAGAGACAACCAGAACGAGTTAGTGAGTCAGCAGAATTGATAAACACAAAGCATTGGAACGAGTCAGGTTACAAAAGAAACCCATTGAAGGGAAACGAATCATTACAGCGAAGAAACCCAAATCTAAAAAATGAATCATAGCAGCAAAGAAACCCAAATCTCGAAAGTGAATCAGATCGAACAAGAAAACCAAACCCTACAAGTGAGGCAGAACGATTGAGAAACCCAATGAAAGAGAACGAGTCAAATAACTACAGAAACCCACTATCCAGAAACGAGTCAAAGGAGACAAGAAATCCATCCATGACAAACGAGTCATATCGATCTAGACACCCATTAAAAGAAAACGAGTCAAAGGAGTTTAGAAATCCATCCATTACGAACGAGTCAGCAAGGCAAAGAAACCCAAAGCTAAAAAGCGTTTTATTTAAAGGAGGCAATATTATGATGAAAGAATTGTTTAGATTTGACACCCAAAAGGAACGAGAGTTCATTGACGGGCTAGGAACTTTTACTTTAGTGCAGGAGCTTTCAAAGAAACAGCTACTTCAGAATTATGTAAACTCGGCTACAAAAAGAACCCATTGGGACAATGTCGACCCGTTCCTTGTAATACAACACGCTAAAGATCGGCTGAAAGAGTGTGAGTAAGGGTAGCGTGCCACGCCCAATGAATAAGGCAACTTTCGACAAAAATTGGGATGCAATTTTTAAAAGGAAAAAAAATGAAAAGCCAATGCCAAAGAGTGATAAATTACCTAAAGGTCAACCCAGCAATCACAAGCTATGACGCATTACGAGAATTGGGTATTATGCGCCTCGCAAGTCGTATTCACGACCTCACCAATGACGGGTATAAGTTTAAAAAGACCAGAAAGCGAGTTTATAACAAATGGAATGAGAAATGCTCCGTGATGGAATATTGTTTGGAGAGTGATAATGGACAGATATAAAAACGAGCAGCAGCACTTGAAGGCTGGGCGATTTTCCCGAAGCTATAAAGATGCTTGTGGATGTAACTACCATGATGACATAAAGGCAAAAGATAAGTTTCCGTGGATTGTTTTTTTAGTATGTGTTATTTTACTTATAGCAATTTATTAAAAAAGCAAGGGCGGCAATGGACTTGGATGTAAAT